GCGCCTTGTCGGCGTCTGGAGCGTCGATGGCCTTGTCCTCCACCGGCGCCGCCTGCTTCGCGTCGGCCTGCTTGACACCTCCCGTGTAACCGAGAGCGGCGGCGTCCTCGTCGGACACCTCGTCGCCCTCGACGGCCCAGAGGAACGCGGCGGCCGGGTCGTCAGGCGCAACGAGTCGGTCCTTGTCGGCGGTCAGGAACAGTCGGCGATCCACGATGACGGTCATGGACACTCCTAGTGGGAAGCGATCTCGAGGTACGAGACGTAGACGCTGAACTTGCCCGCGGTGAGGGCCGCCGTCCCGACCGTCGCAACGATCGAACGGGCAGCGGTCGTCTTGACGGGGGCGGTCGTCGCGGTGAGGTCACCGCGCTTCGCTCCCGTCGAGGACCACGGAGCACCGGAGATCGCGTCAGCGGCGTTCAGATCCGCGGCGGACTCGGCCTTGAGCGCAACCGTGGCGGCACCACCCGACGTGAGCGCCGTGTCGACGTGGATGAGGACGTCGGTGATGATCGCCCCTGCTGGGATCGAGTCGCCTCGCAGGGTGATGTCACCGACTGCTCCGCCGTCCGTGGCGAAGCTGTAGAGGCCCACGGCCAGCCGTCGGCGGCCAACCCCCAGGCCAACACCGGCCTTGCCGGCACCTTCGATGATGGGCATTGCTGGCTCCTTTCTGGAGCGTTGAGCGGGAAGGGGACGGAGGAGGGGTCCCATAGTGGACCCCTCCTCCCGGGGCAGCGGCTAGATGCCGGTGACCGAGCAGATCGCGTCCGGCTTGTACGCCGTCCACGCGACGCGGATCTCGGCGCGAACCGCCTGCTTGTTCTCCACGAAGTAGGTGCCGTGGGAGTCGGAGACCTTGATGGTCATGCCCTTCTTCCACGCCAGCTCCGTGGTGGACGAGTCGAAGACGAGACCCGTGTTCTCCGTGGCGGCCTGCACCTGGGCGACAGGCAGGGACCAGATCCGCTCCGGGCCGGCCTCGCTGGGGTTGCCCCAGATGTAGACGCCGTCGGCGGTGCGGAGCAGGCGGATGTCCTGCCAGTCGTTCGGGTGCATCACGACGATGTTCGGGAAGGCGCGACCCGTCACGCGGACCTTCGTCATCGCCTTGTAGATCGCGTCCGGGGTCGGGTCCGTGCCCTTCGCCTGCGTCTGGATGCCGGCGCGGTCCTGGATGCCCGACAGGTTCGGCGCGGTGCCGTTGCCGGTCAGGATCTGCTGGTCGAGGCGCTGGCGCACGCCGAACATCAGGCGCTGGTTCAGGTAGCTCTCGACGCCCGCGACGTCCTCGAGCTGCTCGTCGGTGACGGGCAGCCAGACGGCGACCTTGCGGACGGCGCTCGACCTCTCGGTCAGCGCGAGCGCGGCCTCGGGGTAGCTCCCCGCCTCCGCGGTCTCGGCTGCGGCGTTCGTGAACGTCGTCTCCTCCATGTAGACGACCGACTGCTGCGAGGTCGACCCCGCGGGCACGATGTCGGTCACCTGGATCGGACGGGTCGCGAAATCGACCACGCGGCCGGTGCGGGTCGTCTCCGGCGTCCAGCCGGCGCCGCCGCCGCCGCCGGTCTCAAACAGCGCCTTCAGCTCGATGTCGAGCACGGCCTCCCGGCCCTTGACCTTGTAGGCCTCCGACTCGGTGAACAGCTCGCCGATCGACTTGACGGCAGGCTCGCGCCCGCCCTTGCGGCCGGGCTCAGGGTGGCCCGGGTGCGGCTCGGTCTCGCCGAGCTCATCGGCGCGGCGCTTGGCCCGCTCGAGGTCCGAGCGCTCCTTCTCGAGCGGTTCGAGCTCGGCGGCGATGTCGTCGATCTCGGTGTTCAGCGCGCGGATCTTCTCGACCTTCGCCTGCGTGTCGCCCTCGATCGTGGTGACCTTCGCCAGGTCGATCTCGTCGCCGGCCTGCTCGAAGATCTCGTGCAGCTTCTGGCGGCGTTCCTCGAGCTGGCCCTGCAGCTCCCTGATCTTCTGCTTCATGGTGTGTCCCTCCTAGAGGTCGCGGCGAAGCGCGCGCAGCCACTCGCGGGTTGCGTCGCTCGCCAGGTCGTTGTCTTCGGGAGGCGCGGTCGTCAGGACTTCGCGCAACCTCTTGAGGCTCGGCTCGAGCTGGGCGAGCAGATCGGTCGTCTCCTCGCCGAGGCCCTTGCCGTGTTCGCTGCGGAGGGCCTTGACCTCCGCAGCTCGTGTGACGAGCGCGTCGACGTCGGCCAGGACCGCCGCCGCGTGCTCAGAAAGCTTCTGTCCGCCCTTTACCGCAAGCGTGCGCGTATCGACGCCGGCGCCGAGCATCACGGGCGAGACCTCGTGGACCTTGAGCTTCTTCAGGAACTGGACGGACTGGTCGTCCTTCATCCCCCGCTCTGAGTCGACGGTGTCGAAGCCGTAGGACCACTCCTGCAGCTCGCCCATCGTCTTGATGGTCTCGAAGGTGTCGCGGCCGTGCTGGGTGGCGAGGAAGAACTGACCCTTGAGGATCGCCTGGTCGCCGACCTCGTGGATCGTGCCGCGGCCGACCGGCAGCGCGTCCTTCCAGGACTTGTGGTTGTAGGCCGAGATCCTGACCGGCGCGCCATCGTCGAAGGCGCCCTTGACGGTCACGTCGCCGTCGGAGTCGATGACGTCGAGCGTCGCGAAGACGGCCTCGACCTCACCCTTCGACTCGTCGGTGATCTTGAGCCCGGAGAGGGCCTTGGTGTTCACGTCGATGTCTCCTCTCGTCGGGAGGGTCAGGCGGCGACGAGCGCGCGCCGGGCGGCCTGCGCCCGTGCGACCGCGAGCGTCGCCTCGCGCGTTCCCGCGCCCCAGCGCGGATGGTTCGTGTGCTCGACGAGGTCGCCGAGACGGATCTCGCCCGCGGCGTAGGCCGCGTGCTTTGACGGGCCGAGCACCGCGAGCTGCTCCTCTGCGGGCAGGCGGGCGAACACCTCCTCGCCGGTTGCGACCGGCGGCCGGGTGTCCGGGACGTCGAAGCCGAGCTCCTGCCAGGTCGCGGTGCGCGGCACCATCGTGCAGCGGCAGTTCACGTGGCTGGCGAGCGACTCATCGAGAGAGTGCTCGGAGCCGTGCTGACCCCAGCACGAGGCGCAGGTGCGGGTGTCGATCGCCGCCCACCACGTCCAGCCCCGGACGACATCCTGGTTGGCGCGGTAGCTCTCGACCGTCGCCTGGCGGTAGGCGCCGAGCGTCTCGGTGCGGGCGATCCGCAGCGAGCGGGTCAGCGTGGCGCCCGAGGCGGCCTGGAAGTCGCGCGCGATCCGGCGCACAGGGCGGCCGATGGCCATCCCGAAGGCGAGCGTGTCGCGTACCCGCTCGACGGCTTGCGGCGCCAGCTCGCGCAGCAGGGCGCCGAGTGGGGTGCCGTCGGCCATGTTCCCCACGAGGCGGCGCAGCGCGGCGTCGGGCACGCGCGTCCAGCTCGAGCGGATCGTCGCGACGGCCTCCGCGGGCGCGGTCCCCGCTGCCGCGAGCGCCAGCGCCTGGGCGTCCTTCGGCGCGTAGATCAGCGCCTCGGACTGGCCCGACTCGATGATCTCGATCGCGCGCTTCGCGAAGCCGCGCGTCTCGGAGTCGACCTGGACGAGCAGCGTCTGGTAGCGCTGCTGTCGGTAGAGCCAAGAGGTCTTCGGGTCCTCGCCGGCGGCGCGCGCCGCGTCGATCGCGGCCGTCAGCTTCCCAAGCTCGCGCTCAAGCCGGCGGTGGAGGCGCTGGTAGGCGGAGACCATCTCTGATGCGCCGTTGCGCTCGATCTGCAGCAGGCGGCGGCGCTGGCGCGCGATCTCGCGCTCGAAGGGGGTCACTGCTCGGCTTCGAGCGCAACCGCTCCATTGCCGTTTGCGCCCTGCCCGCGGTCGAAGCCGAGCAGCGCTTGCCCAAGCGAGGTCTCCTGCGCGTAGGTCTCGTCCTCCTCTGAGACTTCGTAGCCGAGCTCGCGTCGCGCCTCGGCGCGCTTCACGAGTCCGCCGCGGTAGAGCACCTCGAGCCGCTCGGCCTGCTTGTTGCGGTCCTCCTGGAGCACGCGCACCTCGGAGAGGTCGAAGCCGACGCGGAACTTCCAGGGATCGTCCTCGTAGTCGGTCAGGAGCTGGAAGCGGACCTCTTCGGCGAGGATGCGCTGGGTCGGGATGATGTTCGACTCATACGCCGCCTCGCGCGCCTCGGCGTAGTTGGCGAACGTCGAGCGATCAAGCCCGGCGCCGAGACCGGCGACGACCGCCGGCACCCCGAGCACCGCCGAGACGCGCTCCTCGGGGATGCGGCGCAACTCCTTGAGCGTCAACTGCTCGGGCGAAAACCCAAACGTGTCTACCTTTGTCCGGCCACGCAACACAAGCGCGCCACCGCGCTTATCGCCTGTGAAGTTCGACTCAACGTACGCCTTCGTTGCCTCAACGTCCGCGTCGCTCGGAGGCTCGTCCATATCCGGCGAGATGACGAGGCCCGGCACGCCCATGTTCTTGAGCAACGAGGCTGTGAAGTTCGCTGCCTCGTCATCTGTGAAAATCTCGCGCAGCACGCTCTTCAGCGGTGCGCGACCTTTGCGCGGGTCGTCCGCGTCGAGGCCGAAGCGGAAGTGGACGACCTCACTCGGCGCAAGCT